GCGTCAGTACGCAGGATAACTGTAAGGTCATCCTCGTCAAACACCTTGAAGCCGTAAGCAAACACGGTGGTGCTGCCGTTGCCGGAATAACTATTCTTTGTAGTTGTGCTGCTTACAGTCATTTCTTACTCCTTAGAGCCTTTATACATTATTTTGGGGCTATCGTACATATTGACTTGGCGGGAAGTAAAACTCTTGGTCAGTGTCTTTCTTCATCCGTCTTTCCATGCGCTTAAAGTACCCAGGGTTTGCAAACTCTGTTAGCTCATAAACAAACAGATAGTCCAAAGCTAGTTTAGCATAAAACAGGTTCATAAATGGTGTGTTGCGCATGGCTAGACGCACTGTTTCAGCCGCCGCTTCATCTCCATCGCGGAACTTGGCGTATAGTTTTAGTAAATCACCAGCCGTTCCTAACGCGGGGCCGGCAAATGTTTCTAAAGGAGACTGCCCGTAACGGTTAAACTCACCAAATATAAAGTCGCCATAGATACCAGCGCCTCCTCCTTGCGTAAATGCCCTTAGCAAAGTTTTGCTATCAAGTGTGTAGTCATCCTCAAACACACTCATAGGCTCTTTTCCTTTAAGGAAGTCCTTGGTAACCATAGACAGATAGCCCATCATAGTTGTGCCAACCATCATCTTTGCAACGCCAGAATATCCACTCATCGCTTTCTGACGCGACAAACCTTTTGTGACGTATGTAATTGGGAAGCCTTTAAGCTGCATAATCATGCGTATGGCTTCGCCAGCAACTGTGCCACGGGGCAGCCCTTGGTTCATAATCGCTCTCTCACGCGCACCTGGCGTTGGGATAGCCGCATCTGCACTGTCCATGTAGTAAGCAGATATCTTTGTGCGCAAGTCATCCCTAAATTGCTGCCGCGCCTTGTCTGTAACATCTAGCCTCCCCGTGCGCTGTACAATAATAGAGTCAATATCTGCATCGGCTATGTTATCAACAACTTCTGGGGCCAAGTATCTGCGCCCGTCTGCTGCTGTCATATCTAATCCGCGAAACAAGCCCCACTCTGTCTCTCGTATATCGTACAATTCCAATAGCCGCTTAGTTTCCATAGGCACACTATCAAAGCTACGGTTTGCATAATTAGCAAGGTCAGCCGCAAGCAATCGGGCAACGCCTACTTTTTGGTTGCTGTTCCACCACTGCATCCCGTTTAGCTTAAAATAAACTTGGTGCATTTTTGAAATCATACCTGGGCCGCTATCGTTTGCACTAAACCTTGCGTGAACATCAGCTATTTCGTTTTCGACACCCACATTTAAAAGGTACGCAAGCTCCTTTTGCTCCTTACTGTTGAAGAGCCGGAACGTATCTCGAAGGGCTGTGGCGTATGAGCCAAATATATTACGTTCTGTGTTTGCGTTGATAAAAGATGCCTTGGTAGCGATATCAGAAAATGACGATATTGTGGCAAAACCTAGCTTAGACATAGACTGAATCATTCTGAAGCCGCCAGCAATGCCAGCAAACGTAACGCTTGTGTTCAGTATTGGCTGGGTAGCGCCAAGCGCTCTAGTTGTGCCATCTAACTCCGCAAACTGGTTCTTCAAAGCGCCTATCTTTAGCGGCTTGGCAATGCCCTTGGGCTTTACCTCTTTTATAATACGGTCAAACATGGCTTTTGGGTTAGTGCCAAATGTTTCTAGCAAGCCAATGTTTTGCGCATCATGCGATATGCCTTGATACACGGCCTCTGACAGTTTCATGCGGCTGTATTTGTTAGCGTATGCGAAGGCAGATTGCCCATCCTTAAAGTGCAAAATACGCTCTGCGCTCATCTTTTTGGCAAGATTAACTGGCCCTGTAAAAGCAACAGTGCTTCCATCTACGCCATTGATACTATCTGCCTTCATGTGGTTGCCAGAAACCAAGTTGTCGTAGATGTCGGACAAAAACTCTATTTCAGTCTTGTTGCTTGGCTTATTTGCGTACGTTTTCTCTTCATCCAACAACTCACGGATTGTGTTAATCCAAGTGTCTTTGTCTTCCTGAGTTCCTTTGCCGCGCAACAACAGTGGGTCATGATTCTGACGGACAACATAGTTAGCCAACTCACCGATATTTGCACCGTTACGGTTCTTTCTGTCCAGTAATCTCTTTTGAACCTTTTGGATAGCCTCGGCTATTTGCCTAGCCTCCGCACTTCCGCTTGTCCCTAGCCCATCAAACAACTCTCGGTATATTTCACCATCAAGCTCATTCGTTCTAAAGATTGCCAGAAGGTCGTTCCTTTGTAGCGCTGCTGCCAACGCTGCGCTGTGGTCAACAAAGATGCTTTTCTGTTTAGCATCAACACTGAAAAGACCCCGCCTCGCATCGCCCACAAGGATTGCAGACAAAACCTTGCTTGGGTTGTCAGGCTCTGCCCGTATCGCAGTCATTATATTACCGTAGGCACGGGCGTTTATTAGACGGTTACGCTTTTCTATTGCTGCGTTTATCTTTGCCTGCTGGGAAAATTGTCGTCCGGCTTCAATTAGCTCGTTAAGGTCAGCCTCACCAACAGCCCTGCCGCGAGAGTCTATGCGCTCTTGCACAAAAGACAGGATGCCATCTATCTCTTCTCTGCTTATAGCAGTGCCATTTCGGGCGGCTACATCAAGTAGCTCTTGTGCGCAAACCGTTACTGTCATTTTGGTGCGTTCCTGTTCATGCAAACCGCGCCTGTGCGAGTTAGCTCGTCATAAGATGTTTCTGCCCTACGAACCGCCTCATCAGCAGAAGCAATGTCATCTATCATCTCTTGAGGTATCAAGTCTTCGCCAATAAAGACCGCGACATCCTCCTCGAGCAAATCATTACCTTCGCGCAAATCATTAAGCTCCATCTCTTCGATGTCCATTCCAGCCTCGTCCATCTCGTCAAGGATAGGCTTTTCATCGCGCATTATACCAAGATTATAGTCCTGTAGTTGAGCCTCCGTCTGCACATCATACATCTCTTGCTCTGTAAGAGGTACGCCATCAACAACAGGCTCCAAGTTTTTGTCAGCAACATCACCAAACAATGTGGCGGTGTTAAAGTCGTAATAGTCTTCGTCCTCAGCAGCGTCAGCTAAAGCCCTCTCAAGAGTAGCGTCATCCATCCCTGTTGGGTCTATGCCACGCCTATCGGCTTCGGCAATCTTTTGCTGAGCCGCCTCATACGCCGCAACCGCCTCTGCGTCTGCTGCTGAATACTGAGGGTTGCCCGATACATCCTCACGAACCGCATCAATAAGCTCATTAATGCCCAACTCATCCGGCTGTCCTTCTATCTCAGGCGGCAAATACCCCTCTTCACGCGCCGCAGTAAGCATATCATCGACACTGCGACCACCTTTGGCTGCACCAACATAAAACTTGCCTGATTTTTGTTTTGGCACAATCTCTTGCAAATCCGATGCGCCTTTACTTGTAGGGTCTATCCCGCCTTTTGCACGGATAAATTGCGCAAGTGTTCTAGGCTTTTCAGCCCTAAGCATGGGTGGGCGAGCTTTTCCTTTTCGCTTGTACTCAGGAACGTAACCAGGACTGCGAGTTACTTTTTCTTCAATTATCTCGCCAGTATCGGGGTCAATCCGGCGTTCAACACTCACAATGTCAGACTGCTCCGCAAGCCTTTCATTGGAACGCTGTATTTCAGCAGCTTCGTCCACCTTTTTTTCTTGGCGGTGCAGATTGGCTACGTTAATTTCTTGGTCGCTAACAGCTTGCGCCACTGCCCGAACCAACGCCTCATCCCTTACTTTGGATGCCTCAATACGGTCAGATATTTTGCCAAAACCAACATGCAACCCGCCTCCAAGAACGCCGCCTAGAGTCACGTTAAGGAAGCTGTCCATTAGCCCGTAGTCTACGTCTTGCTCAAGGTACGCTTGCCCCACTACCAAAGGCTCCAAGATAGCTGCACCAACAGCACCATCAACCGCGCCAGCCACCAGCCTACTGCCAGTCTTTCCAAACCTAGCCGCCATTGTTGCCATTCGAGCTTGGCCCACAATAGGTATAAACGCAGATGCTACATTTAAGGGGTCGAGCATCGAACCAGCCAAGGCTGTACCAAACTGCAACGCCCCTAAGCCAAGCCCACCTTGAGAACGGTTTAAGGTAAACTTGATAGAGTCTCGCTTGTCCTTACGTTCCGCTAATAGATTAGCAAGCCCTTCTGTGATGCCTTCTTCACCGACATCTATGCCCTCCCTAAAGTAAGAACTTTGCGCCCACTCATCAGGAGAAAGTTTTTGTCCAGTGCGGCCCTCTCCTGTGTATTGGTCAAAGAACCTATTGGCAGCGCTAAGAGGATTGTAATACAAAGTTTCATCAAGGGTCGCACCCAAAACATCTAACGTGCCAAACGTAGTTGTATTCAAGTAATTATCGTAGGCATTTTTGTCAGGCTTTTGCTCTGGAATGAAAACATTCACCATTAGAATATCTTTCGCTGCTTGATGGCGGCCCTGTCATATGGGCTTGTGGCTTCTTCTAAATCCCTTATCTGGGTTGATAGCTCATTGAACCTAACCATAATAAAAGCACTGCGCGGCCCCACCCCACTAGGAACAGCCGCCTGCTTCCTGCGCGCCATTTCGCCATTGTCGAACACTAAGTACGCACCTTTGTTGTCTGTTGTCGTTACCCAATAAGCGTCAGATAGTTTCTTTTTTAACTGTGCTTGAGACTCTTCTACGCTCAGGCCTGCCGCTACAGGCGGGTCAATTACAGAAAGAAGATAGTCTTGGTTCTTGTCGTTGCTAACGTAAAAGCTAAGGATATTTGCTATTGAACTGGCATCGTTCTCAAGAGCTTTTGGCAGTCTCAAAGGCACATTTAAATTACCTTCCGCAAAAGAAAACTGGCTGTTTACAACAGTGTTTATCGCCTTGTCCACGGCTGTCTGCACGTTTGCTTCCCCAGCCATCATGTAGTAAGCGGCAGTGTTTTTAATTACCTCATTATAAGCATTTACATGAGACATTCTTGCGGAAGTTGCGCCTCTTCCGAGGATGTCACCAGGGTTGCCGCCAGTAATACTCTGCGAATATTGCGTATTGGACAATCTAACAGCGTCAGATATTTCACGCATAGTTTTGGTGCCAAGACTTGCTTTAGCATCAGTAACTGACTGAGCCGCATTGCCTGCTTCCACAGCAAACATTTGAGCGTTGTTAGGGTTTGCAATAATAATATTGTCAACGAGACTAAGCACACCTTGGCTAGTAAGATTGCGAAGAATCCGGTCCTCGTTTTCCACCCCAAACTTAGTGATAAACGCATTGCCTATCTCAGATTTTTCTTGGTAGGACAAGGCTGGGTCAGAGTATTGTTTTTGGAATGCTACTATCTCTGCGTCTGAGGCAACTCTTATGTCCACCTCCTCTACCCCCATATCACGTTGCCGCCTAATTAGCTGGTCTGTGCTTAACTTAGGGCCACCTCTGCGCTCTGCATCTTTCTGCAAGTAGTCAACAGCATCTGTCTTTAAGAGACTGTCGCGCTGTTCAATCATAGTATTAAAGCTATCCAATACTTGTTTATGGTATAGCTGTTCTTCCGCAGAAGATGTGCGAAGGTTTTCCGTTAATTCTTTGCGTGTTTGAGTTATCTCTGTAGGGCCAGTAAGTCTTATCCCAGCGAAGATAGCGCCTGCATCTCCAATCGCCTGCGTCTTGGCGAAGAATCTTTCTGCTGGCAAATTGTCATCAGGGTTTAACTTGTTTATGTTGTCTGCAATATTATCTCGCAATGTCCTAGATTTTTCATCCAAAACGCCATTGTTGACTTGAAGCCTGCTCGTCAATACTTCTGTGTCATTCTCAATTTGAGATGTTAAAACTCTATCAAACTTATCTAAGACACCACTTGCAATGCTTTTTAGGCGCATAGCTGCGGTTAAGCTAAGGCCAGAGGCTTGCCCCTCAAGCCTATCGGCGTCTTCAATCAATTGCTCAAGCTGGCTTCTATCCATATCAGCAGCAGAAACAGCCAACGACTCAAGCAGGTCACTTTCCCCCTCTGCCTTTAACGCTTTTGCCTCTGCTTCAAACATATTGGCAAGTTTTGTCTTAAAGGCACCACTGGCACCGCCTAAGTCAATTACTACGCTTTCTTCTTCTCGCTGTATAACAACAGTGTCTACCTCTGCCCGCATTTGAGCCAAGGCATCAGCTTGCTCCGAGGCATCTAGGTCGGCTATGACAAGCCTGTTTAAAGCCGCATCGTGAATGTCAGCAGTAATTTCCCTCTCTTTAGCGTCTATCGCATTTCGAGCCGCCGCCTTTACCGAGGCAGGAAGCTCTTCTGATGCTAAGTTGTCTCTTAGGATATTTATATCCGTAAAGGATGAGGCAGAGGCGGTAGCGGTGTCTAGGTCACGCCGCGTTGCTTCAACACCAAATGATTTAATTGTATAATTAACAGTCTGCCCAAGAAGTTTTGCTTCTTTAATTAGTTGGTTTGCTTCAGCCCTAAGCATCGCTTTTGACTCAGAATCTGTTTCTGAAGCTATTGAACCAAGCAGAGATTCGAGGCGACCATTGGTCGTTATAGAGCCAGCAACGCGACCTCTATTAAAAGCCTGTTGTTTTGCCTGCCCGACTTTAGGCAGTAGTTGCCTTTTAACAGCATTTGATATTGTGTTTTTCTGCCCGTCAGTTAAATCAAGGCCTGCGATATCTGCGAGGATAGGCTCTTGCACATTAGACAACATAGAAGAAGCAGACTTTTCTGTGTCAGTCTCCGTGTCGGTTATTATAAAATTATCAGCTTGCTCATAAGCACGGGTAGTATAGTCATTAATAAAGTTGTCGGTTTGCTCTTTCTTCTCTGCCATAGCAAAGTCAAATTCCAACTTTGCTTTAGCGGAGTCGAAAGACTGTTTGTTTTTAGCATACTCTTGCGCAACACGGCCTGCCTGCTCACCAGCACGGGCAAGCGCTTGGCCTGGCAATGTGAATACATCGCTTGCTCTAGGGCCAAGACTACTAATTCTTGGCTGCACAGCAGTGCCTGCACCTTCTGCGTATAGTGGTATTTTTGGCATTTTTAAGACCCAAGCTCTTTCTTGTAATACTCTTGTTGCAACGCAAACACATCGTTCTGATGTTGTTGCCTCGACATGGCGGCGTAGCCACCAAGCAGACTTGTATATGCTGCTGTTTGGTAGCCAGCAGCTTTAACCCTGCCAGAAGCCCTAGACATAGCGGCTTCTGCAATCTTTGCAGTAGACTCGATATCAGCCGCGTATTGTATTTTTAACGCATCTTTTTGTGTGGAAAAATGAGCATCAGCCAATGCTAAGTAAGGACTACCAGTTATTTGAACCCCGCCCTTACTAATAGCCGTTCTTTGACTAGACACTAACCGCCTAGAGTTTTTTCTAAGAGCAGCCTCTTCTGCGGCCTTGCGTTGCAACAAAAGCACACGCTCATTCTCAGCCATCTTTGCGTTGTAGTCGCCAACCTGCCTCGCGGCCCTAGATGACTGCATGTTGCCCTTAAAACCAAGAACGGCACTTCCTACTACTGCTGCGGTTACTGGTTCCATTACGATACTCTCGCCATTCTATAATAATCTGTGCCATCAGGCCCGTACTTGCGCATTAAGCCTTCGTTCTCAAAACCCAGCCAACGGGCAAACCGTACAGAGCGCGGGTCAGTAGCATTGATACTTGCCTGCATACGCTGGATGTTTGCTTCGTTCATAATAACATCAAAGAACTCATCCGCATATCTAGCAACAGTTTTCGGCATTGAGTAAGCATGTTTAGACATAACCAGCCAACCCTCTCCTACTCCTTGCCACATAACATGCACCCCGCCCATCATCACAATCTTGCCATCTTTCCTAGCAGTAAAGCCCACTATGTTTTGATAGCCCTCAAAGCCTGCCTTTTCTGCTGGTGACATCTCGTACTCTAACTCAATCTCCTCAATATCACCTTTTTGGAAATAACCAACATCAAGCATCGAATGTATTAGACCTCCGCACAATTGCTAACACTGTCATTGGCAGAGGCTGGTTCTGCCGGATAACAACCCGCGCATCATTGTCATACCCAGATGGGAAGAAGATTTCTTTGTCACCGCTAAACAATGGAATGGCAGTGTCCATGTCCATACTGCTGTCGCGGAATGGCAAACGGTCTAGGTTGTTTACATCAGGGCCAATCTCTGCACCCACAGACTTAAAGAACCGTGCTGTTACACCGTGGATACGCTTAATCTTACCCTGTGCAATTCCATCATCTGCACCAGCTTCCATGCGCAATGTTTCTACAATAGACGAGTAGCTATACCCGACATGAACCTTCGAGGAACTTCTATCTAGCGTAATGCTGCCGCCACTAACAGTCTTATCAGCATGAGCCGCGCCATCAGCAAGGATAGCGACAGTCTCGCCCTCAAGGTGGTTTAAGCCTGTAATAGTGGTTGTTGCGCTACCGCTATATGTAAGGCCGCTATCAACGTAGAAAGCATCCCCGACATCATCACCAAAATCTATTGTCGTTAAAGTTTCGATGTGGCGCACAGTAGCCCCGTTTATAGTGCGCTTTACCGAAAGATAGACTTGGTCTTCTGCCCCGCTTGGTATAGCTGTAATACTTTCCACAATTCCAGAGCCGCCAAGGTCGTGGTCGTGCCAGCCGACTGCGCCGTTTGCACGGTCATAAGTAAGGCCAATAAGACCGCCATCACTGTGTACAAACCACAGGATAAGCTCAGGCTCTTGCTGCCAAATCATATCAGTCAACCCGCCGCGTGGGAGGTGGTCAGCCAGGATGGACAAATCAACACCTAGCAATCCGTCAGTATCTAAGTCAAAAGTAATCTCTTTAACCTTCTCAAGCCCCTTCTGGATTAGAATGGTACTGTTGCCTGCTCGTAACGGGCGAATGTCAGATGAGCCAAATGTAGTTTCGCGCAACACATTAATGTTGGTGGGCGTTACGGGGGTGGTTCCTGTGCCGCCAGATAGAGTAAACTCTGAGCTAGTCGTCAGCACTTGAAGAAAACGTGCAGGCAAAAGATGCTTGATAACATTGACTTGGTCAGACGCAATCGTAATGTTTACGGCCTTGTCGTCCTCTGTGCCAGGTGTGTGATTCTCAAAGTCTGCCGTTACTGAGCCAAAAATGCTTTGTGGCTGACCTGTAGTGCCAGCAAAATATAGCCTCTCTTCATAGAACGCAACAGCACGGGGGAAACCTTGGTCGCCATCAAACGCGCCCAGCGACCATTTCTTTGTGGCGTTTGAAGCCCCAACTACGTTGTGCGGCAAAACAGATATCCCGCCATCGTCCTCTTGTACTACAGCCGTAACTACGGTTGCGCTGGTAAACACAGTTATTTTGGCGTAGCCAGTATCATCGTGTCGGTATTCCCAATCAATAGCACCGTATGTTTCTGTGCCACTGGTATGAACAGGAGGCGTGTTGCCGGATGTCTGAGTAGAGCCTGTCACCTGCTTATAAACATGCCCATCATAACGTACAAATTCGTTATTAGCGTAGCTTGTACTAGCAGCCCATTCATCATAGGTAACCTCAAGCACTTCGCGGAATCTGATAAGCCGCCCAACATCTGCGCTAGTAAACAAACTAGCAGACGCAGTAATGGTTATAGTGCCTGTGTCAGCAGAAGCGTACAACGTAGTATCTGTTAGGTTCTCATCAAGATACGGGCCATCAACAAAAGCAATGTCCGATAGCGTAAAGCTAGTTGCTGTGGTGCGTGTAAGTTTTGCAGGCTCATGGTCTTTGTGGGCTAGATACAACACATCAGCAGACTGAGCGTGATTAATCTCAAAGATATCTGTGATGCTGTATGTAGTCGTAACCTCTACAATCTTTCCAACCGTGCCACCAGACGAGTAAGTTGTGTAAGCGCTGCTGTCTACGCCGGATAATTGAAACGTATTAGTTGTTGCGCCAGCTACAGTAAACTCTAGGCTGTTCACCTGAGTCATACCTACAACACCGCTAATAAACACCCTGTCTCCGTTTGAGAAGCCGTGAGAGTTAGACGTTACAACGGCTGGGTTAGCCTGTGTAATAGCTGTAATAGCTATTGTAGCTTCTGTTAATATGCCGCCATCTTTAAAGAAGCGTATGTAGTTTGCACCAAACTCAAGCACATATGCTTGCTCATCACTAAACTCAAAGTTAATAAGCCTTACTTTGCCGCCGTCCTTTGACCTGCCAGCAAACTTAGTGCCTGGCCTGCGTGTCGTGCCACCCTGCGGAAACACCAGCATGTTCTGCAAGGTTTGCGCAGCCTCGTTGTACTTTTGCAAGTCAATGCGGCCTTCCAGACGCGGAGACAATTCGCCAGCGCGGAAGTTGGTAACAATACTAGATACACGCGCCATCTTAGAACCTTATGTTTACAAAGTCGTCTGCAATAATCTTGTCTGGCTGGCCTTCCATCGCATCCATAGAACGTGCTTCGCGGATGCGCGTTTCGTATAAACTAAACATCTGCTGCGCAATACTGTTGCTGCCTGTAATTGCATAAGCAGTCTCAGAGGCCAATCTGTGCGCTATTGTGCTAGATAACAGCGCATCGTACTGCTCTGTATCTGTTACCCGTGAAACATATATAATCTTGCATGTTTCTTCATTGCTAAGGATTTTGCGGCCTTCAATCTTGTACATAACTTGGCTGTCATACGGTGTAAGCTCATTGTCTACGTTTACGTTCCAGAAAGACAGCACCCGCAAACAGTATGGGTCATTTGGGAGCGTGTACTGAAAGCTAAATCCAAAAGCAGGCTTTGCGCTGTCTTGCGCTAAATCAGCACGGGCAATCGCTGCATTCCAAGGATGCGCCCGAAGAACAGCGTCACGCACAGTTTCAAAGCGGCGGTTACACAATCTTGCTTCTTTGGAGTTTTCAGTTAGCGAGGTAATAGTTGCAGCACCAAGCAAGTCCATAGCCTCGTTACAAATATCAACTACTGATGGCATCTCGTACCAACCTCTCTACATTTATCAATACACCTTGGCTTGCACCGTTATCACCGCCTCTAATTATGCGGCCTTCTTTGTATGCCTGCCTAGCTAGTATCTTCAGCTTAACTGTCGGCAATAATACCACAGTTTCCTCGCCAAGTATAAACGCCCAGTATTGCGCCTCTGTAGTGGCTATTCCAGACGGTTTCTTTCTACAAAAAAACTCCACAAACACATTTCCAGTTTGCGAAGCCATAAAATCACGTTTCACCTCTATAGGTACATTCTCTAAAAGCTCACCTAGCCACTGTTCTTGTAGCTGACCAACTTTTAAATCCCAACGAAAATCGTTGTTCTGCTCCATGCGCCCCCTTGGAAAGAAGGGGCGGTTTCCCGCCCCCTCAGTGTTAGTTTACAACGTATTCGATAACAAACGCCATGTCTCCGGCAGTGCCGCCAGTTGCATTAAATGTAGCCGCAACATAGTAGTACCCACCAGGGTCAGAGCTATCACCAGCCATTGTGTAGACTTTCTGGCCTGTGGTGTTCAAATCAGCCGCCTCATAACGAAGCTCTGCAAGCCCTGCGCCATCGGCAACAGAAGTAGCAAAGAAGTCTTCGTCCTTAACAATGCCAGCATCTGTGTAGAGGCCAACATTGTATGTGCAGCTTCCACCAAGGGCATCTGTGCCTACGCGCAAAGATGTGATGGTGGCGTTGCTTGGGATAGGTGCAAGCATAACAATGTCATCGTCAGTGCTATCACCAGCAGCAAGTGCAACGTTTCCTTGGGCAACACGGATTACACCGTGCAACTCTTGGGCATCGTTCATAACCTGAGGGGAAGCCTCAAGGTTTGCTACCAAGTCTGAGTTTTTAGTAGTCATTACCTAGCTCCTTCTTAGTCAGGTGTTTCGTCACAGAAGATTTGCACAACTTTAGACTCTTCCATCCGCACAGCGCCAACGCTCATGCAATAGTAGACCTGTGTTGCGTAACCTTTGTCAGCACGTTCATCAATGCGAGCATTGATATCTTTGCCTATGCCGAGAGTAATCCCATCCTCTGCCCATGCAAAGCATGTGCGGATGTCGTTGCTATCAACAGACAGACGGTTTGTCATAATGAAGCGGAAGCCCATGAAGGTGTCCACATCGCCAGATACCAACGCCTTAACGGTGTTGAAGTCTGATGAAGTTACCTGAGTTGTACCAAGCAAGTCTTCGATTTGCTTTGGCCCAACAGCAATGTAGCGTGGGATTGATGGGTCAACATCATTCAAGTCCATCTTACGCTTGGCTTCTGTCAGCTTTGCGATTGTCAGACCATCGTTTGACGAGGCAGAACCTACTGAGTTTGCCGTTGCATCAAGAGTTGCTGAACCTGAGCCAGTCTCACCAGTGGAGGCTGTACCGATTGCAGCAGCAATAACAACGTCATCCATCGCACGGCCCATAGCAGCCGCAGCAGCCATAGCGTATGAGGAAGTAGGGTCAATCAACATGCGAACCTTGTCTTGGTCGTCAATAAGGTCAGCATACTCGTAGTCAGCCAAAGACAGACGCCGTCTTCCATGAGGGGTGTCAATCTGTGGTGTGTCGGCATTTCTTGATGTACGAAGCTGCGCTGTCGCTACACCAATCTGGTCGATGAAGGCATTCTTTCCAACAACATTCTCAATGCGCACCGCATCACGCAGACGGGAACCCATCTGCTGTGAGAGCATCTGCACGTTTGCAGAATACTGTTGAACAAATGCCGTGGTGATTTGTGATGACATAACATGTCTCCTATTTCACACGGTTACATTTATACTAATTGCGGTGTGCTACCCTTGCGGACACCCCTAGATTTTTTAGCCCTTGTGGGGCTGTCGTCTTTCCGACTGGCAACAGGACGATGTGACTCGCTACCCTGCGTGACCCACTCGTAGTATTTATCTGCGAGGTGGTCGGGATTTAAAACATCGCGTTGTGTGCCATACTCTAACGCGACTCTTAAACACTCTAGCCTTATCTCTACATCATCCATGAATGTAGTTCATTAGCTCTTGTACTCGTCCCACAGCCTTTTGACGGGCTGCGTAGTTTCGCCTATCTGTGTACTCAGGCGATTTCATAATGGCATCTGCCTCTGCCTGAGCCGTTTCCCTCGTCATAAACGAAGTCTGAGATGAGTCCGAAACTGTATCTTCACTTGTCACACTTTGCCTAAATTCTGCAATTTTTGCAAATGCTTTTATAAACTCTGGGTTGTTGCCCAGCTTAGTGCCATCGGCAAGGTCTAAGTCAAACATCTCAGGATTGCCAAATTCTTGCGCGGTTGCTGCCGCTTTCTGCACAATCCCGTCATAATTTGAACCCCATTCCTGCCGTAATGCAGCCTCTGACTGTTCACGCTGTTGCTCAACCTGTTGCATATTTGCAACACCTGTGTTCTCCACAACACTCTTATAGTAGTCAAGAACGCCGCTTGCTTGCTCAGGTGTAAGGCGAAGTTTATGCGCTATGTCTTTGTAACTACTAGCAACTTCCTCTGTTACTATATTGCCATCAGCAGCAATGTCATAGTTATCTGGTGAATCCGGCCTGCCAAGTCTACTGTAAACTCTATCCAAGTCCTCTTCTGTAGGGTTAGCAGGCAGTGGTATTTTATCTGCACCTATAAGACGCTGGGCATTTACATATGACCGCGCCAAGTTCTCAACATCTTTGATAGGTGAAATGCTAGGATGCCCCCGCAATTCTTCTGGTATCATATTCAAGAAATCGTTACCAGACCCGCCTGACGCAACTTCTGCTGGGGTTTCCAGCATCGGTGCTTCAACCTGGGCTACCTGTTCGATAGCTTCTTCTGACATAATTACTCCTCTTTCATCATACTATGAACGTGCAAAAGGACAGCCCTCTTGCCTTCCTCAAAAGCTGTGGCATTGGCATCGCCAGCCACATAGCTTGACACCCGCCAGTTACTACGGGCCTCAAGGTCT